GTAACAGCTCCAACAGAACCAGTAACCCAAGTTTTCATTTTTCTATCATCAGTTTGCGAAGCTCTATAACGAACGTGTAAGAAAGGTCTTTTAAGGTTCTTTCCTAATTGTTGGTCATAAACTGAAGAAGTACCAGCTGGGATCATAACCCCTCTAATAGCACCAGTACCAGCAGCAGCATTAATACCACCTCTTGTTGCTTTATCGTTTAAGTATCTAAAATCAGATTTATAGAAGTCATAAGAACCTCGTCTAAATCCTGAAAAACCTAAATTTAATGCCATATCTTCAGAGTTGTTAAATACACCGTAAGATGTACCACCAGCTCCGTAAGAGTTCATAGAAGCTAACATGTCATCCATAGCTAGAGACGTAGCTCTATTTACAAACATCATGTTTTCTTCAATAGCACCTTGCTTGTCAAATTCTGCTAGTATAGCGTCGAACTCAGCTAAATCAGTAGCAGCGTTAACGCCAGTTACACCAGAAGTTACATTACCTCTACTTTCAATAGCAGCGAATAAACCTTCAGTACCAACTTTCTCACCACCGTCTGCTCCGTAAAGAGTATCATCAACAGTAGTTTCATTAGTTGCGTCTAAACCAATTTCAGACTCTAACATAGCCATTTCAACGTAGTCAGTAAAACGAGCACGAGTATCAGACTCAGCTTTTAAGTACCATAAGTAACCGCCTTGTCCACCTTCAGTAGAAACCTCAACCCAACCGATACGAGATGCATCTGATCCAGATACTTCGTAATAGTCTTTCATGATGATTGGCTTGTTAGTAAACGACTTAAAGCTTGGCTCGTTAGCGCCTCTACTATCAGAGTGAGTGCCACCTTTGTTATTGTAACCAACACCTTTTACGAATTCAGATCCGTAAACTAAGATAGTAGTTCCTTTGTCAGCAGTGTTACCTGCAGTTGGTATAGTGCTACCGTCGTAAGTTGCAACTGTAACAGCAGCGCCAGAAACACCAGTTACCATCGCTTTAAATACTCCTGTTGGAGCAGCTACGATAACTGTATCATTTGCTCTAATACCGTGGTTAGTAATACCACCAGCAGCAAAATCATTTTCATCAATATCACACTGAACAGTAATAATATTGTTAGTATCAATATCACCTTTATAAGACAAGTGTAGTCTTGATTGCTCAGACCATACAACTTGATCAGCTGTCATAGCCTCTTCAGCTCCTACTTGTGAAAGAAAACCTGAAATTGTTCTTGGTCCGAAAACCTCAGCTTCTTTCTCCATAAGATCTGGTAAGTATTGTTGCGCCCAACCTTCGTTTGTAGTCGCCGCAAGATCTAAATAGTTATTAGACAGTGTTTGCTTTCTTGAAGAAGGCACGCTGTTTAATAACGGTCCATTAGTAATTGCCATTTTTTTATAGTTTTAAATGGGTTAATAAATTATTTTCTGTTTTTAATTTTAAACTTAAAATCAGAAGAATTATCACCTAGCACTTTAACTTTCATACCGCTGTTATTAGGAACTCCGCCAAATTGTTGGCGTGGGTTCATATTAACGTTTTTAGATTTAGCTACACTTTGTTTTAAAGCGTCTGCTTTACCTTGCTCATAAAAGTGCTGTGCTACAGCATCAGCATTCATAGCTGTGAATAAACCTTTGTGATAACCCTTAGCATCTTGTATTTCATTACTTTCATTAAGAAACTTTCCTATGAAGTTATTAATATCGCTTTGAGTATCTTTAACAGCGTCAGCGTTCTTAACATTAAACCTGTACTTTTTATCTCCAACATTGTATTCAAAACCTTTGAAGTCTTTGTTGAATAGTTGACTAGTCTTGTTTAAAAACGTTCTTTGCTGTTTTTCAGCTACTTTCCTGTTGTCTTCCGACTCTTTGTTATATCTATTAAAGAAATCAACGGCTTTTTGTTGATCTTGTGTCAACTTAGAGCCGTATTTGATGTCCTCATAGTATTTGGATTTTACACTTTCCAAGTGGTTCTTTGCTTGAGCAACTTGCTCTTTCAAAGCTAATTTCTTTCTTTTTATATCTCTTTCCTCGTCTATCTCTTCATCAAAAGCGAATTGATCTTCCATCATGAAGTTTATTTCTTCTAAGTCTAGATGAGGTTTAGTTTGCTTATAGTATTCTTTTAAAAGACTTAAGTTGTCTAGATTTGAATAATCTTTATTCAACTTTACATAGTCTTCTATATCACCACCCGTATCGTTCATAAAGTCAACTAACTTTTGAACGTTTTCTGGTAATGGTTTTCCAGTCTCTTTAGCTTCAGCTATAGCTTCTTCTACTTCTTCTGTAACTTGCTCAACTTCTTCTTTTACTTCTTCTTCAGTTACTTCTTCTAGTACCGCGTCTTGTACTTCGGCTTCCGGCTGTACTTCTTCTTGTTCCGGTGTGGCGTCGGCACTTTCATCGCTTCCAACCACTCCTGTGTCGTCAGCTGGGCCATCTGCAGCTTCTGTTGTTTCTTCTGGTTTTTCATCTTCAATTGGTTTGTCTAAATCTATTTTGATTACACTGTCATCGCCAGCGCTTTCAAACTTACTTTCATCAACTGTATCTACAGTTTGTTCTTGTGTAGTTTCTTCAACTACGTTTTCATTTTCTTCCATAATATAAAATATAAATTAGTAAATTACTTAGGTTCAAACTCACCTAAATTAAACCCACCTCCAAGTATATCATTACTCGTTTGCTCAAAGTTTTTAGGTGGTTTACCTGATTTTCTTTGATCAATCATTTCTGACTGTTGAGTGGCTTGTATTTTAGTCCTTTCGTCTTTTCTGTCCTCTTTAGTTTTTTCTCTATCTTTTAATACCTGAGAGTCTAAAGATTTTAACTGCATGTCATATTGAAACTTCTGAGCAGCTAATTGAGCTTTCATTTGTGTTTCAGCTTGCATTTTACCAGCATCAAGTTGAGACTGCATTTGCAACAATTGAGCTTCTGCTTGTTTTAAAGCTTGTTGCTTTTGAATTTCTAGTTGAGCGGCGGCTTGTTGCTGTTGAACATTAGCCTGCGCTTGAGCTTGTATATTTTGCTGCTGCGCTTGCTGATCTTGTTGTTGCTTTTTGTTTCTTCTAAGCTTAAGTAGTTGATTAGCTACTTTAATGTTAGATATATCTCTAAGATCTATAGCATCTTCTATATCTATAGTTTTCTGAGCTAATGCTTGCTGGATGTTATTTTCTAATAAAGCTTTTTGCTCTTCATCTGGAGCTAAATCTAAAAATATACCAAAGTCATATAAATGAAGCTCGGACATTTCTTTTAGCGTAGCAACATTGTGTACACCTATGCTTTGTATAAAAGCTTCTTTTGTAGGAGAGTATTCTATAATGTCAGATATACGAAGCGAAAGCTTTTCTGCGGTTTCAGCTGTTAAAAATAAACCTGAATCTAATATATGCCTTGTAGCTGTATTACTGTTTGCGGCGGCCATTTTTTGGATACCAACTAAAGCTCTTTCATCAGGCAAACTACCGTCACGCGCTTCATTTAAACCGGTTACATCACGTATCATCTGCAAGTAGTAGTTGTAATTACCTATTAATGCTTGTATCTTATTACCACCAGACCCAGATGTAATTTCTTGAATAGGCACTTTACCTGGATTCATATCACCTTCGCTTGTAAATGATCTACCAATAACAGAACCTGTTTGGAAGAACATGTTTAAAGCTTCTTGTGGATTGTAGTTTGTACCATTACCTAAATCAACTTCTGCTAAACCATCGGCATCTAAATAAACGCCGTCTGGAACCATACGCGACATTACTTGCTGCAACTTTAAGTGAGTAAGCTGTATCATATCAGCAAATCCAGTTATACGCTTCACTAAAGATTCTATGCGACCTTTATACATACGAGGAGCAACAATACTATAGTTCATTTTAACCTTAGTAAAATTACTTTTAGATCTCATCATGTTGTCAGACATCTCCCACTTTAACAGCTTGTTAGTTCCAAGTATTAAAGCGCCTTCGTATAGCGTTTCAATGGCTCTTTCAAGCTTTGAAAAATTTCCTTCAGCTTCAGCAGGAGGATTAAAACTATCATCTTTTTCTATAAGCTTGTCAGCTCCACTTCCAGTTTCTTTTACTTTGTAAACTTCGTTCATATGTGTTTTATAATTAAAATATAAAACTTGAACTTTATTTCTGTCAGACTCTTCGTATCTAGGCCCGCTTTGATAAGAGTTTGTTTGAGCATAGCCAGACTGTTGTATTTCCTCTAAGTCTTCTTGCGTTAAATAAGGGAACTGCTTAGCGAGCTCGTTAATAGGTATTGTCTTAACTTCTCCAACGTAATATATGTCATCAAAATACGGTGATTCAGTATAAGAGTAAACTAAATCAGCTGGATCAACATAGTCTATAGTAACACCTTCAGACGTAGTGAAATCAGTTTTAACAGCGCCAATACCTAATACTGTTAAGTCGTAGTATAGTCTTTTCTTTATTAAGTCGTAATTATTACCTTCAAGCAAAACGTTTAAAGCTTGCTCTTCAGCTATCTCTACGGCTTGCTTGTAGTTTAACTGCATGTGCAGCTCTAGCTCTTCGTTGTTTTCTGGTAAAGTTTCAGGATCGTTTTGATATAAGTTAATACCAAACTCATCAGCCACGAAGTCATTCATTTCTTTAGCAGCCATATCATCAAGAATACTCTGCATATATTCTGTTCTTTTAGAAACTCCATACTCATCTTGCGAATAAGCTTTTATTTCAAAAGCCCTATCAGCTATACCGTTAACTACAATATCAACAAACTTAGGGATTATTGGAACAGGTGTCCAGTCTAGGTTTAAATAAGACAAGTCTCCATTTATTGATAACTCGTCTTTATATTTTTGAACTGATTGCTCTCCTCTAGCGTACAGCCTTAATTTATGAAAGTCGTTTAAATTGTTCTGATACCTATTGTGGTTTCTGTCATTATGAAACCACTCTGTTTCTATTGCTTTCGCAACTTTTAAACCGTAGTCATAGCTTAACTTTTCAGCATCGCTAACTACTTGACTTGGAAAATAACTCTTTACAACAGACTCTGCCATATTTTTATTTTATTATTCTTGATGTGTTACCAGTATTGCTATATCTAGAAATACTTATGTTTAATGGTTGCTTTTTAAATTCTGCGTGTGGTCTATACAAGTGTCTATTGCAAGCCATTACAGCAAGACCTGAACTTATAGTGGCATCAAACTTTGTTCTTTTGTTTATATCAAACCTAGCCCAATCGTTTAGCGTTTCGTTAAAATAAATGTTACCATAAACTCCATCGCCTTTGTGGCCAACGTGGTCATTGATATACATCTCTATAGCAGCCGCATGAGCTTGCTTTATGTCTTCGCTAGAGTTTGGTATTCCACCTATTTCTTTTTCAGTAACAGATAATTTATTCCAAACCTTGTCTGGTCTATTCATGCTAAATCCTCTATATCCTCTTCTTTTAAAATGATATAAAAGTCTTGGTTTGTTGTTCTCTGCTAGTATAGGCATACCGTAAAATATGCAGGCCATTAGCACGTCTTCAAAAAATATTTCTGCGGTTTGTGGTCTTGCAACGTATTCTAAAAAGAAATGGTTTGGTGGCGAGTCTTCCATAGAAAACTTAGTTAGTCCATGAAGAGATCCGTTGGATCCTCTACCATCAACAGTACCACTAATATCATAACTATCGCAGCCAAAGGCACCCATGTGTT